GAGCAGATCGTCTTGGTCGGGCCTTCCCACATCGTCTCCTCGGGGTAGAAAGGATTGACCTCATCCTTTTCGCTGCCATGTCCGTAAAAGTCGCTCATGTTCTTCTATCCTATCTAACGTCAAAGTGACGTTACTTCAACGTCAGAGATTTGCCACGATATTCAGGTTCAAAAGGGCGCCGCCGGTGCGGCACTGAGAGCTTGCGTACTGAAAGCCAATGACGTAGCGGCAAGTCTGCGCGATCGAGCCATCCGCGTTCGCAGTCCAAGGTATGAACTCGCTGCCCTTGCGCGGTCCCATGTAGTAGAGATGCGTGTGGTGCCTATTAAGGAAGTAGTAATTCGCGCCGATATACGTCGTATAGGTTGGTGCGACGATATGATCGTCGGCCTTGACCCAGCAACCGAACAACGCGAATCCGCCGTAACCGGGGTTCGCAACGTCGCCGGGGGCGAGGCGTTGCTGCGGCTGGAGCATATTCATGCCCGTCGCGATCCCTTGCTTGGTGGTATACGCATCGGTGGGGGTTTGGCGACCTTGCGTGCACGCCGTATACACGTTATAGAACGCGCCGGGGCTCGGGTCGTTCGCGGACGTTCCAAGCCCCGTCAAGAGGTACTTGGAGACGACGTTACCCTGCCAATTCGCAAACGAATTACCGCCGGTTCTCAGGATATTGCCGTAGTTATTGACGAACGTTCCGTTGTCCGTCGCCTCGACAATTCCTAAGGAATTGACGCCGTTTGCGGTATGCGCGCCCTTCGTCAAGGTGCAAAGGTCGTTGCCCATGAGGTCGTTCATACTTGCGATCGCGGTCTCAAGCTGCGCGGCAACGAGATCCACCCTCATATTAGCGCCCTGGATCATGCGAAGCTCTTGCCAGCTAAGGTTGATCGAGCTGACGTAGAACGACCACGGAAACGTAGCAGCACTCAGGATTGTGCTCGCCGCGGCGGGCACCACGTCGTACTGACCGAAGGCCGTGGCGTTGCTATTCTTGGCGGTGAGGATCGGGACAGCTAACCAGCGACCGGGATCGCGCTCTTCGGCGTCCGGCCAGCAATCTTGCATGACGGTATTCGACAGGAAAACATTGTCATCGACAACCTGCCTAAATTCCTCGGCCAGGCTGACGGCAAACTGATCGAGAGGTCCTGGTGCAAATGGCACAGAGTACTCCTAGAAATGAAGAAAACAGAGACGCGGGCGCGTCTACGATGCTCTCTCGTCAATCCTGGATTATCTGTGCTTGGCGGCGAGGGCCAGGGGCTTATCTCTGCCTTGCATCAGGTCGCGGGACGCGATTGAATATGGCCCCGATTCAAGGAGCGAACGTATGTTCCTTCTTGTCCCGAGGTGATTGGGACCTTCGACTCTTCCGTTGCCGTTGATTCACCGTTATAATGACGGCATGGCAAAATACACGATAGACTTCGGCCCGATCTCCGAGAAGACTCTGGCCCACCTTGCAAAGGTGCATGAAACCTCGAAAGCTGATGTGATTCGGCGAGCGGTAGCCGTCCTTGCTGGACTAACCGATGAGACGATAAAGGGGAACAGAATCTTGTTCCAAGCTCCTGACGGTACGACCAGGGAGCTGCTGTCAAAGTGAAATACGACTCAAGCCCGTTCGAAGAATTTCACGATGACCGCCGGATTCATATTCGGGGATCGCCTAAGGCGAGGTCGAAGAGGCTGGCAATGAAGTTTAGAAAAAAGCCGGTCGTGATCGACGCAGTGCAATGGATTGGAGAGATTGGACCGATCCACGACCTCGGAGCTGGTTATACGCTCGTTTGGGTGGTCCACCTCCAAGATGGGGCGCTCTCCATTGAAACGCTTGAGGGAACGCTGCGGTGCAATCGCGGCGATTGGCTCATAAAAGGAATCAAGGGCGAGATGTACCCGTGCCGCGACGATATTTTTCGCGCGACCTATGAGGCGGTGGACGCATGAGCCTCCTTAACCTGCTCGTCACCGTCCTTGTGATCCTTGTGATCCTGCACTTCCTTGGCGGGTTCGCAATGCCGGCCTACCGCGCGCAGCCGTACTACCTCTCGAACGGAGTCGGCCTGCTCGTCATCCTGCTGAGCGTGATCATCTTGATGCGGGTCCTTTGAGTAATCGTTCCGTCGGCGATGGCTCGCTCTAGTGAATGACGCACGGCATAGCATTCAGGCGGCGAGCTTCGTCGGTTTATGCCTCAATGGCGGCGTGTAGCGCAAGCAGTCACAGAGTCTTCCCATGCACTTGAGCGGCTCAACCTTCGCGCAGTGATGGGAGCCTCGGGTATGCCCGCAGACGCACCGGGGTTGCCTTCCGAAGAGCCGACTCACGCCCGCTCCAGGAAGAATCCTAAGATCCATCCGAATGCGAATGCGAGCACGCCAAAGACAATCGCAAGCTTCCACGGCAAGGTCACGCCGCGGTGGATATTGGCGGCAACCGTATGGAGCGCGTCGTCGCGGATCACGCGAATGCCCCGACAATTTCTTGTTGACGTTTGAGGCGAGCTACCCGTTTCGCGCGAGGCTTCAGGTAAGGAGTCGGTGGAAGAGTTCCCTCCTTGATTCTTTCGAAGATAGTTCGAAGGTGTTCCGGCTTTGTGAAGTCCTCTGATTCGTCTTCGAATATCGCTAGATCGAACCAACCTTCTGAGACATTTGGCATTTGGAACCGGCGCACTTGCATTTTTAGCCATTTGCCTGGCTCGTATTCCGTCGCGTGGTTGTAAACCTCAAAAAGCGATTCCGCTATTTTTAGGACAGAATACGCATCCGTATCAGGGTGCCTAGTGAAGCGAAATGGGTCTCGACGCATGTTCACCTTTTCCCAATAACGCTTATAGTACGACTCAGATCCTCGACTCGTCACGCCGTCGCCTCCTGGCTTTGCCTCGCCATGGCGGACCGCATGATGTTCTTCATTGCCGCCTTCACCGGAAGCGGCTGCCCGTTCTTGTCCCGCGTCTTGGGAGGCTTGGCCGGCGCCGGCTCTGCCGGGTGACTCGATCCGCTTACGACCGTGCCGCTTGCAACCTCCGCGCGGGCCTTGCGGGCGATCTCTTCCGCGCGCGCTTGGACCGCCGCAGCACCGGCGGAAGGGACAGCGGTCGAGCCGTTTTGCTGCGGCGTCACCGCGGGCGTGCCTCGGTATCGGTCGATATCGGCTTTGGCGGCAGTGATACGTCCAAGCCAACCGTGAGACTCGCGCGAATAACCGGCGCGGTCGGCGTATTGCGCGAGCTGCTGGAGCTTGGGAAGATCGCTTTGATCACCCGCAAAGTCTTGCGGATACGCCTGGTGAAGACGTTGGTGGATCTGTGACCACTCGTTAAGTTGAGCAGATCGCGCAGCCTCCGCTTGTTGTGCCTGTGCTCGCTGCTGAGTAGTGATGCGAGCTTGTTCTTCAATGGTCGAGCGTAATTGTCCAAGCTCACTGCGAATCGGTGCAACGATTGACGCCAGGTACGGATCGTCCGCATACGGTTGCTCCTCTTGTGCTTGAGGTTGCTGATACTGCTGCTCAAACCCCGGCTGAACGTAGGCGAGCGGCTGATTGCTTAATCGCTGCTGATACAGCTGCGCGACCGCCTGCGCGAGAACCTCGTCGCGATCGAGCGCTCGGTAGAGCGGTAGCACCTTGTCCATGTAGCCGCTTTCAATGAGCGGCTGAAACTCTTGCTGGAAATGCGCGAGCCGCGCGGCCTTGCGGCTGTAGTCGGCATGCGCCATCCAGCCGGACTTAATCTTGTCCGCGCTTCCTTTCGGAGCCTTGATTCGATATTTTACGCCAACGCTATCGTCTTCCCACTCGGCGTCCTCCCACTCTTCGGTCTCGGATGACGACGTAGGCGGGATGTCCGGTTGCGAGGTAACGGGGGTCTTCTTCGTCTCCGCCGCAGCAGGTGTGGCTTCCGACGGGGCTTCCGCAGAGGGAGCAGATTCTAAAGGGGTCGCGTCACTCGCCTCCGGCACTTCTGGAGCATCGGCGCTTACTGCCGCAGGCTCATCCGGCACGGGCGTTGCACTCGCGATAAACGCCGCTGAATCAGAGGCTTCTGCGGGCATGCCGTTGGTCTCCGCTTTAGCGGACGCTTCCTTGATTCTGTCTCGTACTTGCGCGGATATTGATTTCGACATTCTTCCCTCTAGAAAACGAAAGAGCGCTCTTCGTCAAACGCCCTTTTCGCTATACGGCTGAAAACCCTCGGTTAACCCCGACGGCGCCCCTTGTGGGACTTGCGGCCTCTACGTGCCATAAGATATCACCACCTCTCAAATTACTCTTCCGATTCTTCGGATTCTGAATCTTCAGGTTCGACGATCTTCGCATCATCCCCCATCGGACTGCCGCTTATATCCAAACCTTTACTGCCGGAATACGAAGTGACAACGCGATCCGCTTCCTTGCAGAAATTTTTCAACCACGCCAAAACGTCGGGTTCCTTGTAAAAAGCTCCCGTCTCGATCGCCTTTCGGCACATTCTCGATGACGCATCGATGATCTGATACGGCACCGGAAGCGAATCGGAGACATCCACGAACGGGTCCGCGAAGGGTGGCGGCGGCTGCTGTGGCGGCGGCGCCATTGGAGGTGGACCACCCATCGGTGGACCTCCGCCCGGTGGCATACCGGGCATAGGGGGCCTAGCCCCTGGTGGCGGCATGGGCATCGGCATACCAGGCGGTGGACCTCCCGGAGGCGAAGCCCCTGGTGGCATTGCGCCTGGCGGCATTGGCCCTAAGCCAGCCATCTTTGCACCTTCGCGAACATCGAACAGTTGTTCGCTATAAAATTAGAACATCCGTTCGAAAGGAGCCGACCAGAGAATCAAACATACCTGGGAAAAGAAAATAGCTGTTCTCGGATTGGACCCCCCGAACAGCCTTTGCTAGTGTACCACACAAGCAACTGTCATAAGCAACAAATTTTCAACGGCCAATCGTTAGAAAGTAGCAAGCCTGGAGCGCCTAGAGCGCTACCTGTCACGACGGGGTATGAAAGGGACGGTCCGGCTGTCCTTTTGTGCTTAAATATATCTTTAAACACTTTAGGATTGGGGGTGGTGGGTTGGGCGCGGGATCGTCTCCGTCGTCCGGTGTGCTTGCACACACGTCCCGACGCGCCGAAGGTGCGTGAAGATCGCGCCCCGGCACCCGGCCTCGCCACCCTGCCGTATCGGTGCGCAGTGTGCTGCGGCCTGTGGATAGCGACCGCGCTATCCAAGCCGCCTAGGGCGGCGGTCAGGCCGCAGCACCGGAGCAGCGATCCGGCAGGGGCACGCACCGCCGCCGCCGGGGAGATCTGTTCTTTTTTTTTTAGGCCGGGGGGGGGCCAAGTCAATCGGCTGCCGCCGCTTCCCCCCACGAATCGGCACGAACGCGCTCGAACCGACAGCTCGCATAATTCGTGCCTCTTCTTACGACTTGCGTGACCCTCACTTGCTCCTCTTCTCCGTTGAACCTCACGGCAGTTACGACGAGGCCGGGAGAGACTTCCCGTTGACGGCGTGGCACATCGACCCCCCACGAACCATCCGGTAGTCGCTTGAACTCAGCGATCAACGGCTGAAGGTTTGGATTCTCTCCCATCACTAAACGGAAGTCCCACCCCTTCACGCCAGGGTAATCCACTCCCATACATGCCAACGCCGACTTGGTGTACCCACCGCGTTCGGACTTGTGAAACTCAATTTCGTCAAGAGTCCATTTTTTTAATGGAACTCCAAGAGAGTAATTGATCTGGTAGAACTCAACATAATCCCTGTCTACTTCGACAACGAAATCTCCGTCTCCAACCGGCTTAAAATCACATCGATCATACCAATAATTCGTGTCCTTCGTTATTAAGGGAAGATGCAACCTTCCGTTAATAACCGGCTCAATACCATATCCTTCAACCATGTCTATGAACTCTAAGAGTTTATCTCTTAAAGTTTCTCTATTCCCATATGCAGAAGGATACTGCAATCGGAATTCATCTACCCTTCCCCATGGCAGACCTTCTCTCGTCTCACTAAGGTCGTACTTCACTCCGTCAGTAATGAACCTTCCATGAATAGGGATTTCTTGTTCATACTCTTCTCTTTCCATGCCCTGGATATCGGAAGTCTGGAAAGAAACTTTAGCGCCTAGGCTGCTCGCGCCTTATTCGCCGTCGTGCTCCTAGCTGACCGACCGGCGTTGCCCTTGTTGGACTTGCCTTTCGTCTTCTGGCCGTTCAACTGGGCAAATAATTGCGGCATTTTCCACGCTTGCTGCGGGTGGGCGATGTAGTACTCGATCCGCTTGAGCAGCGCCCCGGCCGAGTCGATTGCGCCGGTCTCCTGGAGCTTCGCGTAGACCTCGGGCATATCGATAAGACCTTCGCCATATAAGGCCATGACGGTGTTCATGCGGGCGGACGGGCTACTCGGCAAGCCGGAGCCCGCCTTCGCCTTCATGCTCATGTCGCGACTGAGTGAAGATCCCAGGAAGCTCACATGCTTGTCGATGCCCAACGCGTTCTTCACCTTCGCCATCATCGGCTCCGCGTAGAACTGCGTGCAGAGCCCAAGGTATTGCCGCCCCAAGCGGACCTCGGCTTGCTCTAGAAGCCGGATCGCCTGGCGGAAGCGAACGCTTGCGGCCTCCTGGTACATGCTCACCGTCTCGCTACTCTGTTGGCCTTTGAACTTGCCGCCCGTCGCCGTCTCCGACAGCCCGGAAATCTCGCGGATCTGCCCTACGATGAACGTAATGAGCTGCATAAGGTAGGAGGGCATGTTCGCGCCCTGCTCGCGCCGCAGGAGCTTTGCGGCCATCGGGCTTGCTCTGATGATCGCGCCGGGGGCGTTGGTGAGGTCCTCATCGGCAAGCTGCTCGTCGATCGGCACGATCCAAACGGGGTTTGAGGTGAGGATTGAGGCATCGAGCAGGAGGGCTACGAGGCGATTGAGATACTCTTGCATCTTATGAATAAGGTCGATATCGCCCATAGCCTTCTTCGTTCTGCCGTTTACGCGGGCCCGGATATGGACGAACGGGAACTCCTGATGCGCGAACGGATTGCCTCCATCGTCTGCGACGTGATCGCCAACAATAACAAGGCGACGACCCGCCGGATACTTTGGGACCTTAACCTCCTCTTCCATGAGGCTCACCGAATCGTGAACGCTAACGACACGAAGACTATCCAAGCTCTCGCTCGCAAATTGCATGAGGGCCGCGACTGACATCGGAAGCTCGTAGACGACGTTTCCTTCGGTAATCACGTATTGCATCGGCTCGTGATCGCCGTTGGCGAAACGGAAGAATTTCTTGCGGGTCGCAAGCTTGTTGTTCGCGCTCCAACGCGCACGGACGAGGGTGATTTCGTTTTTCGGACCCTTTGGACGTAGCCACCACTCGCGCACCTTTACGCCGCTCGATCCGCCTCCTGGGCGATCTGCCGCTTCTCCGTGGCGCGGAGCCGAATAAAGCGTATTGCCGGTATAGCCGGACGTCGTTTGCGCGGGAATACCGATATCGCCGGTGGATTCCGGGTCGAGGTAGCCGCTGTACGTCTCGACCGAAAGCTTGAGCTTTTTGTAACGCGACATCAATGCGCCGGGCGTATCGTAGTATTCATATAAGAAGAGATCGGCGTCATCGACGCTCGTCGCTTCCTTGTTCATGAAGACATGCTCGGGCGAGATGACCTTCATCGAGATCCCGCCTTCTCCACCGTGCAGGCTTGGATCGTGCCGCAGCGTGAGGTAGGATTCTTTCTTTACCCGCGAGATGAGGACGGCTTCTTCGCGCTTGCGGTCCCACTCGTCGCGCATCTCATCAAAACTGCGGATCGCGGTCGCTATTTCGGCAAGCGGCTCGTCCTTGAGCTTGAGAGATTCGTAGACAAAGCGCGGCTTGTTGTCGCACAACAACGCGCACCACTGCTCGCATATCCAACTGCAATAATTGATGACGATGGAATTTTTCCACGGGGCTCTATTTTTTGCCCATTGATCCCCGTTAAAGAACCGCACGTTGCGTTCGATCTCTTTAATCCGGGGATCCGCTTCCGCCTTCAGCGTAGCGGCGGTTTTATGCGACCACGTTACGCGGGAGTCGCGTTTGGCTTTGCGCGGCAACGTGAAAATGGAGGAGCCTTCGTTTCCTTTCCCTTCGCCGGAGCCGAGAAATTGCGATGCGGGTTCGTGTGTGTACGGAACGTCGCTATTCAAAACGGCGGCTCATCATCGTCACTGACAGGAATTTCTTCTTCCATCCTTATTGCCTGTATACTACTGACAGGCCCCTGTATCCAACGGTTAGACCTAAACCTTGACCCTGCACGTCCACTTATTTCATATCCTATACCGCTCCTAAACCTAAAATATAAAACCAGAGTCTCTTCATCGTCATGATAGAAATCAACGCGATACTCAGTATCAAAAGACTCATCATATACATTATGCCAACCATCAGACAATAAGACCGCTTTTACGTCTTTTAGTGAACATGATTGCATTCTACTCCCACCCCAGGCTCGGCGGAGCTTCCGCCAGCTTCTTCGCTATCTTTTCTCGGTTACGCGCTTTACGCGCCTCGGCTTCGCGGGCTTTTTCCTTGTCGAAGTCCTTTTGCGTTCCCGCATCCCACGCGATCATGCCCTTCGTCTTGGCGCGATACTCCGCGCGCCCGCCGCGGATCTCCGTGCCGCCGCGAATCTCGTGGCGTCCGTCGATCACCCGGTCCTGGTTGTCGAGTTCCGTATTGCCATGCAGCGCCGTGCCACCACGATGCTCATCCATACCCGGTGCGCCCTCGTTGATATGCGCCACATCGTTACCCGGAATGGTCGGATAATAGCCATCGTACATCTCGTCTGGTGGCGCGAGCATCAGAGACTCGACGTGCTCATCGAGCGGGCCATCGACCTTCGTCTTGCGCCAGCGCCCGCAGTCCTCGTGGTAGAGCTCCGAGACACTCTCGCCTCTGACAAGCGTGAGCCTCGCGTTCGGGCAGTCGCACCACTCCCAGGAATGGAGACGGTACGTCACGCGCCACTTAAAGGGCATCGGTTCCATGGCGCGCTTTGCGATCTCAGCCACGCTTCCCACCATCGGGAGCGGAACGCGCTCGTAGCACGCGTGAACGAGCTTGCCGTCTTGTTCGCCTATGACGCGAATCCGAGTCGCTGGAACGTCATAGAATCCGTCCGGGAACTCGCGAGGCTTCGTTCCCGGAACGACCGGCCAACCTCGGAAATCAAAGGTCCTCGTGAGGTCGTATCCATCCCGCTCCGCCGAAGGATCGCACTTCTTCGCGCGATCGAAGAGTGGATCGTGCCGATGCACGGAGAGTTCCGCGTTGAAGCGTTCGAGGTATGGTAACGGATCGGCATACTCTTGCTCGAATCTGTCGTCGTCGGACGCCGAGCTAACCGCCATTGGCCGGCAACGGATTGCCTGGCAAGCCAGGAAGCACGGTCGCAGGCTGAATAGCAGATGGCGCGGCCTGCTTGATCCACGCGACGACGGAATCGCTGCGGAATCCGATCACCATTCCATTATCTCCGGTGATCTCAATGACTCCGATATTGCCTCCCTGGAGCAGGTTCCTTAGATTAGCGACGATGTAGATCTTCTGCTCATCAGAGACTTGGAGGACGACTTGCCCGAGGAAGTGGAAGAGCCACGTATCCACTAGCGACCTCCAAAGTTCGGCACTTCCAAGGTGCTATTCACCCGGAAGAACGAGAGGAGATACTCCTCGGCAACCTCGCGCAAGCCTGTGGGCATCCCACTCTCCGAGAGAATCGCCGTAGCGACCGAGGCGATCCCCTCCTGCTTATCCCAGGCGTCTTCTCGGATGCAGCATTCGCAACAATGGCAGTCCTTGTACTCGCTGCCCTGCGGCGAGGCGAGAGCCTCGTCGATAATCTGGTCGCCCAAGAGAGTGGCAAAGCCTCTCTGACGATCATAACCTGGAAGCTGCTCCATCCCGCGCTTGACGATCTCGATCACCTTCTCGCGCTTTGAGAGATACTCGGTCAACCGATGGTCTCCCAATCGGTCGCCAAAATGTCCGCTTGAGAGGCGAGCCAACCGGGTTGGATATTCCCCTTCGCGGTGAACAGGTCGATATGCGGCTCGATCGTGATCGAGGAGTGCCCCTTCAGGGCTGCGGCATAGGGCGAACCCGCTGCGATCGGAGCATTTGGCGTACCGGCAACGTACACGAGGAACATATTCTTCCCATTCCAGCCTGCGCGAGCGACCTTCTTGCCGGTGATCAGCGCCGCGATAGCGTGTCCAAAATCCATTCTTTTCTCCTCACAGTGACTCGTATTTCGGGCGGTTAAATCCGCCTCGACTACTTCCGAACACATGTTCGAGAAGAGGATTCGGTTGCCTCTCCGGCTCGGAGGCTTTCTTGATACTTTTCGCCTCCCACACGTCGTTGTTAATCGCCAGGGCAATCATCAGGGCGATCGCGTGATCGTCGTGCCCGCCGCTGTGGTTTTGGATCTTGCCCCACTCATCTCGCGTACACTCGCTCAACTGATTGAAGGTTTTCTCGTCGCGCAGGATGATCGTCGGCGCGGGATGGTCGTCGGCGTCTCGGTTGCCGATCGCCTCCACCAAGAGGTTCTGCATTACAGGCCGGGTCTTCATATTGCTTTCCCACCCGAGGTAGTCCATGCTCTGCGTCTTATATGGGTCGGTATCCATCCGCTTCCAGCGATACTGCCGGGTCGCACCCATGATGAAGAGCTCGCGCGCCACCGCGATCGCGCTCCCCTCCATCTCGATTCCAAGCAAGGGTCGATGGTAGTAGAGGTAGAGCATATAGAGATTGTCTCTTACGACCGAAGGCGGGCACTTCATCTCATACGTCGCCACCTGCTTCCGGTCGCGACGACGAAGGACTTGGGCCACCCAGGAGTCGGAGTCGGGGGCCATCCAGTCGTTTGACCCATCCACCCCGACGACGTAATCCTCATCACTCTGCGGGGTTGCCCAGATGCGGAACTCCTCCCAATCTGAGTGAAATTTTTGATCAACGTACAACGCGCCATCCTTCTCGCGTTGCCGTATCTTCCCACGCAAAACGGGAGGGCAAACCTGCCGACCGAGAGTCTCCATACCGCGTAAATCAAAAGTTGATTTTCCAATCTTCCTAAAGCATGACTTATACGACACCGGGTATTCTTGTCGAAAGGTCATTAACCTTTCGTAGGTATCTCTTCCTCCGGTATTATTGACTAAGCACCAGCGCCGCCACGCGATGAATCCAATTGATGCGCCGTATTTTTCGATGAGTTCGATTTCTTCTTCGCCGCCGTATCGGTCTACTTTTCCGAGCGTTTGTTTAATCTCTTTCTTCTCATCATCCGTGAGAGGTTCAAGTTGACCTTGCGGCATTTCATCCGATGTTCGGTACTCCTCGTGCATGTAGCACGCAAGAAAGACAGGTACCCAACCTTCCTTCGGTCGATCCGGCTCTCCGAGAATACCGTCGATTACTTGTTGGCGCGTCGGCACTCCATACCTCGACCACTGTGCGACCCACTTTGGATTACGCTCGATCGCTTCCATCGCAAGCGGGAAGTAGAAGTCGTCTTCCCCGTTCGGCGTCGTATCAAGAATCGTGCAGAACGCCGCAGACGCGCCCATTGCGCTCATCGGTCCCTCGACGACATCCTTCCACTTGTCGCCGTAGAACGCTGCTTCCGACCAGATGAAGTAATTCGGGCGAAGTCCGCGCATGCCCGATGGTACGGTGCAGATGAATTTACTGTTGAGTCCTGGGCGGTCGGCACGCTGCTCCGCTCTCGGATTATCGAGGTTTAATAATTTTGGATTGTCGATTCTTTTCATGGGTCTCATCCAGCTTGGCAACCCATTATAAAAAGTTCCGATTCTTTCCATAAAGTCGCTTGCTACGTCTTCGTCTTTTACGAGCAGCAGCGCGTTCATATTCGGCATCATAATCCGGTGAAATGCCCTGGCAATATTATGCTGCGTATATCCTACCTGGCGCGGTTTGATCTCGACGATTTTTTGCGCGACGCGGCGCTTACGCTGCGACTCACAGCAGAGGTCAAGCATCACTTGCCCAAGCCACGGCTCTTGGGTAATCAGCTCACCGTCTTTGGTTGTGGTCTTCAAAAAGTTGCGGATATAGAAGATTGGGGACATGGCGATCTTCCGTATGATCGCCGCGTGGATCTCAAACGAGCAGTCGATGGGATCGCGACCGTTGGAGACCTGCCGTATAAACTGCGGCAGGTCCATCCAATCAGTCTCGTGGTATATCGAAGTCACTACTCAGTCGCACTCGCGCCTCTGCCAGCGCCATCGTTATAGACTTGATATACTGATCGGCTTCATTGAAATCGGCAAACATTATCGCGTAGTCGTCGTTTACGGAAAGGCACGGGTGATATGTTGTGAGTCCGGCATCGTCCCGGCACTCGACAAATCCTAACCGAAAATTTTGTGCTCGAACGATAGGACGATCAGGCTGACGCCATCCCTCCTCGTTGATTTTCATGGTCATCTTTTCCTCACATCCAAGGGTACGCTTGCTATCCAATCTTCCCAAGTATCGCCACTCGATTTCGCATGACTATCCATCTCTTCGAGCATGTCTGTTGCCTTCAGCACCGCTGGGAGATTGTCGCTGTAGAATATCTCTCGAATCCGCATCATCCGATGAGGCTTCGAGATACTGTGCATGTCGAAGAGGTCCTTGTTCGACATTGTATTGACCGCACGGGTTATCTCTTGATGGAGCTCACTCTCTCGCGCTTGAGCGTCTTCAAGGGGGATATCAAAGACCAAAGCAAGCGCTCGCGGAGTATCTCCGTAGGTCCTTCCGAGTTCCCGACAATAGAGCGAAAACCGATCGCGCAGGTGCTTGGGATCGGCCTTCTTCCGGTCCTTCACACTCTCTATCCGCTTCGGCCCGACGTGCTTGAGGGCGCCGGGCATCGGCGCTTGCGGGTCGAGCAGCGTCTGCCGAGGACGCGTCGTGCGGCGTCCGGGGACGATCGGAAGGGTCGCTTCGTCGATCTCTTCTTGCACGCTCTGCTTGCGAGCCATTAGACCTCCTCGGCGCCGATCCCCATCTCGCGAGCCGGGTACTCCTCATCATCACGGTGAGGACGCGTCAGCTCACGCGTGATCTCGGAAAGTTCGTTGACAAACCCGCTCTGGAACACGTCGGGCGGTTGCGGCGGGTCCTCGATCTCCTCAACCGGATCACCCGGCTTCTGGCCGCGCATGACGGCATTGACCGTCTTCACGCGCGCTGCGACCCGCGCGTCGATCTTCTCAGAGATGAGATTCGCGGTTTGGGAGATCGCGGTGACGTACTTTGTCGCAGCCTCTTGCTGGGACCGCGCAACTATGCAGGCTTGCTCATGGGTATGCCAGGCGAGCGAGAGCGCTTCGTTGACAACCCAACAGAGACCGAGCATGGCACCAAGAGCGAGAAGGGCAAGGCCCACCAGGGCTGTTTCTGCGTGCATGGTTTCTTCTTTCTAGGAGTCAACAGACTCGTCTCGGGGACGGCGCATCCTCGCGAAGGCGTCGTATGCCGATTCCATTTCCGGCGTACCCAGGCGAGAGAGCACCTCGCGCATCTCACGGATGCTTGATGGGCTCACGCTCAAATCCATGGGTACGATTGGCGTAATCGGCTCGATGCGAATAAAATCCCATCCTGACTGCGTAAGGTTCCAAACACACCCGGAATAGACCTCAAGGTAACCTTCGGCATGCAAGTCCTCAAGGTAGCGCTTCGTTGCGGCTAAATTCCAAGTATGACTGTGGCTAAGACCCTTCGTATTGGGGCAAAAACCACGGCTCTGAATATAACGACCGACCGATCGCAAGACCATTTCGCAGTCGCGCTCATAGGCGCGAACAGGATTGATCGGGTAGGAACGAGTCTTTGGCAAGAGTTTCAATCGAAGCCGCTTGCGCTTTCCCAGAGAGAGCGGGAGCTCCGTACTATCTTCCGTGGTCACGTTAATGTACCGGAGGCAACAGCCACTGGCCGTACTTCGCCCAATTCACTTCTGAAAGATTGATCACATAACTACTTCCATTCCAACCGGGATTTCCGATCGTATTCATATACGCCGTCAGCGGCGTGCACGGAGCCCCATTTGTTGGGCACAGCTTGTTCGTGTACCCAGCGCTCTCATACATCTCGTCGCTTTCGAATTGAATGCCCATCGCATAGTTGCCATTCGTGTCTCCGATATAGCCGCCGTAACGAGACAGCGCATAATAGATAGGCTTTTTCCAGGCAGGAGCAGGTAACGCCGCAATTGCTGCATCTGATAAATTAAGGCGAAATCGCTCTCCATAAGGAGCTCCCTGGTTCCTTACGCACTGCGTATCGGTCGTGCGAAAGTTTGACGGAAAAACAGAACTATTCGCCGTGCAAGGTGCGACGATAAAAAGAGCGTGCGTAATGTTTCCACCAACAAACTCCTGATCGCGCATTACTCCTGCGCCAAGTGCGAAGCCCGCTCCGGTCTGACCAAAGACGAGTCCTGGTCCCGTGATCGGCCCATATCCGCAGGATTTTGCGGTGATCGTGCCTCCGGTACCAGAGAGCTTCTGCGTGCTCCAGCAGTCGAGTTCCATATTGTCAGTCTCGTCCAACACCGCTAGGTGAGCATCACTTCCGCCTGCCGGCAATGCGAAACTCGGAATGTGAAAGGTTCGTCCACCGAAGTCGCATGAAGCCCATGACGCGGTGCACTTCACTGAGTACGTCGGATCTCCCGATCGACCGAAATACATCGGGTGATCATAGTCTTGATTTTGATTCGTTAATCCAAAGCCCGTGTCGGCAAATGAAGCGAAGTGCGACGTATAGAATGCCTGGTACTTCGCAGAGTTCGGATCGACTTTGAAATCCGCGCCGATCGGGGAGTTCCATACGGAGTTAATCGCGTAGGGAAGCCAACTTTGATCAGGATAGTTATTAGGCGCACTGTAGTTCAGTAACCCCGAAGTCGTCGTTTGTTGCGGCGATGCGGTTAACTCTGGGATCGGTTTTGCCGGATTTGTAACGGCGGACCAGACGCCAAATGTCGCCGTGGCAACAAGGAATCCACCCACGATCCATGCCGCTCGATCTTGATTCCGTTGATTCATGTTCTGCATTTTTCTCCTCCTTATGGTGGCGGCAACAGCCACTGGCCGTAGGTCGCCCAATTTACTTCGTTGAGGTTGATCCGGTAGGCGGTTCCATCCCATCCGGCATCGCTAAAGTTCTGGTGCATCCATGCGGTGAGCGGAGTACAGGGCGCCCCAGAGGGTAATCCAGAGCACCCCGTAGACGTGTATCCGGCGGCGGTATACATCGGATCGGCTTCAGTTTGAACGTACACTGTCGTATTATTATTATCGCCGAGGAATGCTCCGTAATGAGCCAATGCCATATAGATCGGCACCTTGTATGCCGGTGCTCCAAGTGCGAGGATTTGCGCGTCGGTCATATTCAGGCGGAACCATCCGCCATACGGAGCTCCAGCACTGCAAGGAGCGTCGCTACTGCGGGTTTCACTTGGGTATACCGATGCGTTTGAAGAGCACGTTGCATCCATAAACAAGGCGTGATTTATTTGACCCGCAATGAGTTCTTGGTCGCGAATAACCCCTGCCCACAATCCAAAACCTGCGCCGGTTGCTCCATACATAATACCTGGACCCGACAATGTTGACACACCGCAATTCCCGCCCGACGCGTTAAGCACACTTCCACTCAATCCGGTGGCTTCCCAGCAATCGAGCTCAGTGTATGCCGTTGTTGATTCGTCGATCACGCCGAAATGATGGTCTCCTCCACCAGCCGGAATCGCATAAGAGGGAATGTGATATGTTCCACTCGGGCACGCTCCCCATCCACATGTCGCATAATGCACGCTATACGACGGATCGGACATGTGCCCAAAGTAGATCGGATGCTGGTATTGATTTGCCTGATTGGCATAACCAAAGTTCAACCCTTGGTTAAACATTCCGCCATGAGCAAGATAATAGGACGTATACCCCGGTCCGTTCGGATCGGCGCTCACACTCGAATAGGAAGAAATCGGAGTATTCCAAACGCTACTCGTTGCGTATGGTTGATAACAGGAGCTGGCATATTCCAGGGGAGCCGTGAATGGCGGAGCGCAGTACGCCATTGGGGTTCCTGTCGGCGTCGGAGTTGGCGTTGCGCTCGGCGTCGGGCTCGGCGATGCTCCATATCCCGGATTAATAAAGAGCATCGATGAAGTTCCAAGGAAGCTTGAATACGCGCCCCCCCAGGTCCAATTCGCGGTAACGGATGCGGAGGTGCTCGTCGTGATCGGACCTGACGCCGTGTAGAGCGCGTTGAATCCGTTGCCGTTCGCCCCGTTTCCGTAGTCACTTGAGTCCTCATTCCAAACGCCAATGAGGCTTGTCCATCCAGCAGTTAAACCTGTCGGCCATCCCGCGTTGCTGAAGTCAATCTGATGGATTGCATTCACCGCAATCGGCAGTGTTTGCAATACCGTTGGGATCGAGACGCCACTCGTTCCGATCTGCGCCGTCGCCGCACTTGTATAGCTTGAGAACATGCCATTGATCGGGGATGCTTGGTTCTCCCCAGAGATATTCAAGATTGCGATATTCGTGGCGTCGCTGGTTCCGTTGTTGTTCGTCCAATTATAGGCCGCTGGCTCCGATGCCGTTGCAATTTTTGTGAAGACATCGATCTGCGGGGAATTCGAAGAGTAGGGCTCACTACCATAAAGGCTCCAGCCGCCAGGCGTGGTCCACGTCTCAACCCCGGAGCTTGCAATCGCAAGCAAGAGGTTGCCGGCAACGATCCCCGAGGGGGCGGTCACGGCAACCGTATTCCCCCCGGCAAGGGCATTGGAGCCACTCGAAAGCGTGACGATCGCCGGGGTCGTCGTTGGCCCTGGGCTTGGCGTCGGCGTCGGAGTCGGCGTCGGAGTCGGAGAGGGCGTTGGCGTCGGAGAGGACGTTGGCGTCGGAGTCGGCGTCGGAGAGGGCGTGCCCGTTGGGCCCGCCGTCGGCGTTGGAGTCGGGCTTGGGGTGGGGCTTGGCGTGGGAGTAGGACTGCCGGAGGGAACGGAGGTCGGCGAAACAGGATAGCAAAGGTAGCCGTACTTCCCGAAGGCGTACTGCGTGCCGGGAACGCAGCCGTAGCGTCCCGTCGCATACTGCTGCGCCCACCCAGGGCCGAAGCGAATGAACGCGGGAACGAGCGCTAAGGCGAAGGCGGCAATCGCCACCCACTGCTTCCACCTCAAAGGTAGACGAACATCCAGCCGCCGTCGGCATTGGCCGCCCCGGCGGGAATCGCGATGATCCCAAAGTCAAACTTGAAGGATCGCGAGAGAATCGTCATATCGAGGATCTGCGCGGCACTCATCAAGGGCTGATAGAGCGGTGGGTACGGCGTCGTCCCGGCGAGCGCGACGCTTGGAGCATCGAAGATTTT